AATATGCCTGGCGTTAATCCAGGAATGAAAAGCTTTTTGCAAAATCAATTTGCAAAACCCGAATATAGCTTGCAAGGCATTCAAAGTTTAAATCAAACTCGTGACGCAAACACGGCTGCTTACGAAGCTAAAGAAGCTTTAGGTTATGGAAAAGGTGACTACACTACTTTTTCAGACACACCTTTGTGGGAAAAGTATGGGTTTGCAACACCAGGCGCTGAGTATGTTCGATTAGGGCAATTTAACGCTAAAAATATGCCTTTTGCTTCTCCGGGAGTAGGCATAGCAAACACAGGCGTTACTAGAGAAAATATATTTCCAACTTTACAGGGTCTTTATGACCAGTGGGGCCAGTATGAAGGCGCTGGGTTTAAAGGCGGCAACAAGATGGGCGGCAATAAGTCCAATTGGGAAGCTTTGAAATCATGGAACACTGGCGATAGGCCAGAATCAGCCGGGTCTATTGCTTCGCCTTATGGCTCTAAAGATGCGTTACAAACTTATCTGACTACAGGGCAAATAACACCAGAGCTAAATCCAGAATACGCGCTTGAAGCTTACGATTACGCACAAAGAGAAACTGCTCGGCAGCAACAGCGTAAGCCAGGAAGTTTTTTACAGCAAGCCGGCGGTGTCTTTGCGGATTACATTGCGCCAGCAATGATTGCTTTTGGGGGACCCGTAGCTAAAGGAGTAGGAATTGCCGCTCAAGCAGGTGCTTCCACTGCCAGAGGTGTTAGCTTTGGAGATATGCTTTTAAACACTGGGCAATCCGCTCTTACAGCAGGACTTGGATCTTCAATTGACCCCTTAACAGCCGCAGCAATAAATACAGGGATTACAGCCGCTCGCGGTGGTGATTTAAATCAATCTCTTCAATCAGGAGCAGGAACTTACTTTGGAAGATCTGGCGCAGATGCAATTGCCGCGCAAAAAGCTGCTAATGCTAAGGCAGGGATAGCTAATACAGGTTTGCAAGGAGTTTCTAATCTTGGAAAAGCAGGAACTATGGATGCTTTAAAAGGTGTTGGAACATCTATTGCAATTGACACGTTAGCTCCTCCAAAAGAACTTCCTACATATGATTACCCAGAGCCGACTACAAATGCGTCTGTTGCAGCGCAAAATGCAGGTGTAAACCCAAACATGGGCGGTATTAGCAGTTTAGCAAATTTAAACCAATCTAATTTAAACCGTGATAATCTATCTACTCAAGGCGTAGATCCAGTTGTTTTTAGAGGAATTGGAGCTTTAGGCCCAGCTTTTATGAATGTTTATGAAAGAGCAGCAAGAGGATTATCGTAATGCCTTTAGGTAAAATAGTATTTAAGCCTGGTGTTAACAGAGAAACTACGTCTTATGGTAACGATGGCGGATGGTTTGACTCTAGCCTAATACGTTTTAGAAAAGGCCGTCCTGAAAAGATGGGAGGGTGGACTAAGTTATCTAGCGAAGTTTTACAAGGACAACCTCGTTCTTTGCACACATGGGCTGCGTTAGACGGTTCAAAATATATGGGCATTGGAACAGAATCTAAGCTTTATGTAGAAGAAGGTGCTTTGTACTACGATCTAACGCCTGTTCGAGCAACAACTTCTTTGGGCGCTAATCCTTTTACAACGGGTGATGCTGGTTCAGGAACGGTTACTGTAACAGCCACAGGCCATGGAGCTCAGACCGGGGATTTTGTTACATTTAGCGGAGCGGCAACAACGGATGGTGTCACAGCAGCTCAACTTAACACAGAATTTAAAATTACAGTTAATAACAGCAACAGTTACAGGATTACCACTGCCGGCAGCGCTTCTTCTGGGTCAACGGCTGGAGGAGGGAGTTCTGTAGTTGCCGAATACCAGACTACTACCGGGCTATCTACTTATGTGCAAGGCACTGGTTTTGGAGCAGGTCTTTGGGGCGGAACAACTAGCGGCGTATCTGAAAATACTTTAGCAAGCGATTTAACAGATTCAGCAACTTCAGTAGTTTTGACTAGTGCCAGCAACTTTGAAGTGGTGGCAGACACTTTAAACGGTGCGATTACTATTAACTCGGCTGTTTTGATACTTGATGATGCTAGTAGCTTTCCTAGTGAGGGAACAGTTCTTATTGGCAGTGAAAAGATAGATTATACCGAAACAACTGCAACTACGATCACAGGACTTACACGGGGTGTTGACGGAACAACGGTTGCCGCAGGATCCGATGGAGTTGCTGTTACTTTTGTTGGCATGATAAGGGTGGGAGAAGAATTAATTCAATACACCGGGAAAAGTGGCAATACGTTAAACGCTGGCGTAGTTAGGGGGGTGAGAGGAACTACGGCTGCTGCTCACAGTTCTGGCGCTATTGTAGCGGAAGCTAATACTTTTATCGGGTGGGGCGAACCTGCTCAAACAGCGGCAAATTCTGTTAGCCAGTTAAGACTTTGGAAGCAGGATAATTGGGGTGAAGATTTAATTTTTAATGTTTTTGATGGCGCACCGTTTTATTGGGACAAGACTTTAGGTCTAAACTTTAGATCTACGGCTCTTTCTGCTCAAGCAGGAGCATCAAACACCCCTACGATCACACGCCAGATAATGGTGTCAGGGGCTGACAGGCATGTTGTTTGTTTTGGCTGTAACCCCTTAGGTGAAACTGCTCAAGATTTATTGCAGATACGCTGGTCAAATCAAGAAGATCCTTTTGATTGGACGCCAACAGCTACCAACACAGCGGGTGATCAAAGATTATCATCTGGGTCTGAAATTATTACCGCTGTAAAAACAAGAGCGGAAATATTGGTTTGGACTGACGTTGGCTTGCATTCTATGCGCTTTGTTGGTCCGCCATTAACTTTTGGTTTTTCTTTAGTGGCTAATGGTATTTCTTTAATATCACCTAACGCTGTAGTTTCTGTAGGCGATAAGGTGTTTTGGATGGCCAGAGAAAACTTTTACGCTTATACAGGTAAAATAGATAATGTGCCCTGCACAGTTTTACGATACGTGTTCGATGATATAAATCTATCGCAAACATTTAAGTTTTTTGCCGCATCAAACAGAATGTTCAACGAGGTTATTTGGTTTTATGCTTCCTCTTCTTCAGAAGAGATAGACAGATACGCTAAGTTTAACTACTTAGAAGGAACCTGGGACATTGGTTCTTTGTCTCGAACGGCTTGGATTGATTACGGAGTTAACGATTACCCAAGGGCAGCAGGTACGGCAGGGGGATCAAATTACATATATAATCACGAGCTAGGGGACACGGACGATGGATCTGCTATGACATCATTTATAGAATCATCCGACTTTGATTTAGACCCGGCAGGTGAGCAGTTTATGTTTTTGACTAGACTTATACCGGATATAGACATAACTACGGACACTTCGGCTACGGTGGATTACATTATAAAAACCAGGAACTATCCGGGTGATACGTTAGCCACTAACTCAACCAATGCCGTTAGCAGCACAACCCAGCAAACTTTTTTAAGGGCAAGAGCCCGGCAAGCTGCTGTTAGGATTCAAAGTTCCGCCACTGATATTGCATGGACCCTGGGCGATTTACGCTTGGAAGCTAGACCGGACGGTAAGCGATAATGGCTAGATTGTTGAACCATAGTCTACCAAACGTAGAAACTGAGTATAACTCAGAGCTTGTTCAAAAAGCTTTTAGAGACATTGAGCTAGCTTTAACGGACACAGAAATGCCTTCTAAAATAGAAGGGCAGGACGAAAACAACGCTTTAACATGGTTCTTAGGATAAATGGCTAGTTTTTATAAAAATGCTAAGTTAGATTTAACGACTACTAGTGCTACAACGCTATACACAGCGCCAACAGCAAAGACAGCTATCTTTAAATCTTTAGTTGCTGCTGATGATAGCGGTAACACATCAACTATTACGGTTACAATTACGGACGCAAGTACGGCAGTATTTGTACTGTATAACGTCAAGGCAACAGCCGCAAACGGTACACTAGAGCTTTTGGACAAACCATTGGTTGTTCAAGAAGGAGAGATTGTTAAAGTAACGGCTGCAAATGCAAATAGATTGCACGTTATAGGCAGCTACATAGAAATTTCTTAATTGATGAAATAATGGTATAACTATAGCTTAGGAAGGCAGGATAACAAAATGAATCAAATGATGCCCATTTTCAAAAAAGAAGCGGAAGGATTAGCCAGTTTGGGTCGTTATGGCGATAGCTACATGGTTCATGCCGCAGAGGGCGAGACAGTTATCCCAGGTGAAATACTTGATGCTAACCCCGGTTTAAAACAACAGCTCTTTCACCAGATGCAAATGATGGGCATCGAAAACCCTAACCGTTACGTGGTGGGCAGTGCTTTAAACTCTTTAAATCCAATTACTGGCCAGCCTGAGTTTTTCTGGAAAAAACTTTGGAAAGCTACCAAACGCTCGCTTCCGGCTATTGGCGCTATTGTTGCCAACAGATTTATGCCGGGGTCGTCCATTGGTACAGGGATAGGCGCTGGGCTAGGTTCTTTGGCCAGCGGTAAAAGCCTTAAAAAATCTGCTTTGATTGGTGGGGTTACAGGTGTAACTTCATCGGCATTGGCCGCTCTTAAAGATAAAGATAACAAAGGGTTTGTAAAATCATTTTTTGATGATGTTACTGAAAACCCCATTGATGCTTTTAAAAAAGGTCCTGCTACAGGGATAATGCAAGCTTTAGGTGGGAAAGAAGAAAACTTAGAAAGCATGAGAGATCTTCCTGAGTTTGTTGATAGGGGCGGTCGATACGAAGCCCTTCCTACTTTACCTGAATATCGTAATGACGCTGTAACTAGAAAAATGTTATCTAACACACCTGAACTTACAAGCATGGAAGCTCTTCCTGAACTTGCAAGTAAGGAGCTTACAAGTATGAGAGGTCTTCCTGAGTTTGCAAGCAGAGAACTTGCAAGTAAGGAGCTTACAAGCATGAGAGATCTTCCTGAGTTCGCAAACAGAGAACTTACAAGTATGAGAGGTCTTCCTGAGTTTACTGGAGAACTTACAAGTATGAGAGGTCTTCCTGAGTTTACGGGTAGAGAACTTACAAGCATGAGAGGTCTTCCTGAGTTTGTTGGTAGGGGCCGTCAATATGATGCTCCTCCTGAATTTGCTATAGAAAAAGGAGCATACCCTGCACAAGTACCAGAAGATCTTTTGGCTAACGTAACACCTGCTGACGTTCTTGCTAGACAAAATACTCCAGTAGAAAACCGTCCTGCGGGAATTGAAGCACTGAAAGAAGCATTTAACCCATTTAAAAAAGATGTTTTTGCGCCCGGAATTACAGCATCAATTGCATCAGAAGCACTTGACCCAGAAAAGAGAACTTTATCTGCTGAAGATGTGGCGGAGGCTAGAAGGATAGGTGACCCTCAGTATTCTTCTTATGTAGAATCGGCTAGTCTTCCTCAAGGGTCAAATGAATATTATCAAGCTCGAAGAGATGCGGGTATATACAGTACTTTGACAGCGGAACAGCTTGCAGCGTCTACAGGCATTACTTTAGAGCAAGCTCAAGCGTATCTGACAAGGAAGTATGGCCCAACAAGGACGGCTGCTGATGGTGGTGAGATAGTGGGCCCTGGAACAGGGACCTCGGACAGTATAGATGCTAAACTTTCTGATGGAGAATTTGTAATGACAGCGGAAGCGGTTAGAAATGCTGG